CAAGATAATACGGACATAATTCGGATTATTTTGGTTTGACTTTGGTGAGGGGGTGGTTCCCCTCACTTTTTTTATATCCACGATCGAACTTTTCATTTATATATTAGTACTATCTTATGTAACCCTTCTTGAGAGTTTGTTGATTCGTGTGTTGTTGATAGGAAGGATTACAAAAAAGGCAGCCTAATAAGCTGCCTTTCATTTACCTTCAATCCAATTATTTACTTACATCCCAATCAAAAGAATAAACATAACCATTGATAGGTATATTTATAGTTAGAATCTTTCCCTTTTTTCTTTTAATGTTCATATATCCTATTATACCCTCATTGGGATGTACCGTTGTCTTCTTCAGATATCCTTGCCTTTTTATTTCCCTATCATTATCCATCATTTTACCCAATGTTTGTAGTTGATAAGATGATGCCATATTAGCTTGAAAAGCCGCATTTGCATCATAATGGTTGGTCACTGTTGTATAAGCGGTACCATTTGACGAATACGATGTGGAATAAGATGTAGAATATCCGGCACTTCCCGCACTAAGCCCAGAAGAAAAGCCATATAAGGCCATAGCCCAGTTTTGAGACTTTCTTATCTTTTTCTGAAAAGCTTCATTTGTGTATACCATTAATTGATAATTATCTCCTCTATTAGTCAGCAAATGAGAAGTAACATCGTCCGGCGTAAATATGACCGACGAATCACACTGATTCTTGATGAAAACATCAATCCGATAATATTTTCCATAATCATCCTTCGTTTCATAAGTCGTAAGGCCAACGATAAAACCATTCGCATTTCTATATGCCCAAAGATTCCCATCATTATATTCTGTCATAACCGTAGAATCATTTTCTGATAGAATTAAAGTTTGTGCTTTGGATATTATTGAAATACACGCAAAAAGAAATAAACATATATATTTCATACCTTCAATATAATTTATATAAATTACATCATAAGATTAGATTAAAATGTAAATACGAAATTATAAATAATATGTGAAATATCCAAAAAGAATTTAGCAGTAAAAAAAATAATGGAGAAGTAATCTACGAATACTAGTGTATTGTATTTCCTTTTTCATTACCACATAATCAAATTACAGCTTATTCCCACCCCAACATACCAACCGCCCGGATAACTATATCCTGTCTGTAAGCCTAATCCCCAACGTTTTTTCTTCTGTAAAGGTGAAAGAGTAATAATTTCCTTGTCTCTGTACACCTCCATGAAATCAAGACTAGGCTTATATCCACTAACTATGGCCCGGTAATTATCAGTTTTATATTCCTTGCTTACAATAGGTACAAGTACCGGAATTGAATCACCTTCTACGGTTCTGTCAGTCGTAGTATCTATCAAGATAGGTAAATATACCGTATCGATACGCTTTGGAGTTCTCTTTGCCGGTTTGGGTATTGTGTCTCTTACTGTGTCCCGGACATGTACAGTATCTCCCTTAATGTACACAGTTGACAGATCGTGCAGATGACAACGCATCCACACGATCACGCCAAACAATAGACAGACTAATATCCACGGAAGAGACTTCATATGCCTAGATATTTACAAATGCCTTTCACATGAAGAGAAACAATAGTCCGTTTCCCCTCCTCTGACAGCAGGAAATCCACATCTTCTTTGTTATCCTGAAACAGATTCTCCGTCAGAACAGCCGGACACTTCGTATGTTTCAAGATATAAAAACTACTCTCCTTATCTGGATCACCGTCTGCCATATCCTTCCGTATTTTCATTCCAAACAAACATTCTTCAGCAGTAGCATACAGACAGTCAGCCAGCTTATCGGCTTTTGTCTGTCCCACACTGGTCCATGCTTCCCAACCACGTGCTTGCATCCAATTTGAACCATTACCGGCTGCATTGCAATGGATAGAAATAAGAATTGCTTCAGAAGTTTTATATTCATTCACTCGCCTACAACGTTCTGACAAAGGAACATCTATTTCCTCTTTCACGACCAGTTCCGCATCAATACCTAATTTACGCAATTCAAATACTACACGCCCAGCAATTTCACGGGTATAGGAGTATTCCCTTAACCTGCCATCTGGAGAACACTTACCCGGAGTATTACTACCGTGACCGTTATCAATCAATATTTTCATATCTTTCCTCTTTATCTAGTTCGTTTTCGATTCTATCAATAATTCCTTGTACATGTGTAGGCGTAGCCCGCTTAAATTCAAAACGTATTACATGGTAAATTATACGAAACCCTTTGTTTCTAGGATAAGCAATAATCAGATTCTTAAATGCGTTCTGAAGATATACATAAGAAAATACATACGTAATAGTCTTAATAACTAACAATGAGTTCTCACCATCTCCTATCAAGCTCATAAAGGAGAAGACTACTTCAATGATTATAAGATAGAGGAGAAGTTCGACCAAGGCATTTTTAAACTTATCCCACTTAAAGTTTTTACAACGTATAATTGAAACACCATCAGCCCTCATTCCGCACCAAATATTAAATCCAAACATTACAACTAATGCTATAAGAAAACCTTTAGTCGGCGTTAAATAAGCAAGAAGAGAACTGAACATCGAAACGAAAATAATTCGTATCTGGTCTACATTAAATAACTCATATAACCATCTCATAATATTAATCATAAAGTTACTACCAATATTGAAAACACAGTAATCAGCCCAGGAAGCAAAACAGTAGCTAATGCGTCAAGCCAATCAAAGATGAACCCGCACTTTTTCTGAATGTACTCAACCACTATTGCGGCAATGGCGGTTGTCGTTAAAGAAACAATAGCAGATTTACAGAAATCAATGCCTAATAGAAGGAAACAGAAAACAAGCATTACAACAAAGACGAACATCCCGGCTTTGACGTGTGCCGGTCGGTTAGATTGCAAAAGCCAATCATACAATACTTTTATACCCATACTCATAGCGTTTAATTATTAATAAAATATTCTGTATGGAACAAATGTATTGAGTATAATAACGAGTTTTACAAAAATGGAAAATCTTGGAAATCAATTCTATGATAAATATCTATAAAACAAGACATTATAATTTTCACTTTTTCCATAAATAAAAAAGGGATGCTTGATAAGCACCCCTAAACAACCAACAGATTGAACTATTAATCCGTAAACATATACACGGAAAGATCAACCTTTTCTATTTCGTCTGAAATCGTATCTCCATACATTGTAAGACACACCCGATAACGGTCAATACTTCTTTGAATCTGTTGCAAGGTAGGTTTCTCGGGATATTCCGAACTGGCAAAAGTTACCAGTTCTTCACCATTCTCACTGGTACCAACCACCCGGAAGTGATGACGTACAATCCAAGTTCCGTCCGGCTGTTGCTCGATAGGCTTAGCAATCCCACGCGGTAAGATATTTTTTTGATCCATGTCTTTTGATATGTTTAATTAGTTGTTTTCTATGGTTATATTTATTCTTCAATACAAACTTTTCAAAATGTCCTTCGATATAAACATATTCCCACCATTCAGGAAGTAACATCGCTGCAATTCTACGGCGGATATTGTACGTTGCAAAGTGTTTCATCAGGCCATAATAAGAGTTCATCGTACTCACAAACTTCTCAACATACGCTTCTGCAAATCCATTTTCAGCTATTCTATTAAATTTCCTGACAGCGTTATATGTGTTACCAACCACCCTGTCAGATACATAAATTCTACCAGGCAAAATGAACGCCCCTACAAACAAGACTCCTTTTTTATAATGCTGAAGATACAGTTTGCGTGGATGCAACCGTAAAAGGAGTTGTTCTTTCAGGAAACCATCAAGAAGATGGACTTTGGACAATATTTCTTCCGGTGATTTCACTACGATACAAAAGTCATCAACAAAGCGTACATAATACATGAATCCCAGTATTTCCATCACGAAATAATCATATACAGACGCCAGAAAGTTGGCTATGAGTTGCGACGGCAGGTTCCCGATAGCCACTCCCCTGTCAGGGTCATTATGAAACAGACTTTTATTACTGGGAAGTTTGTCCCACATGGAGACGGGAGAGCGTCTGATACACTTATTTTGTGGACAATGAAAGATAGTAACGGCTAGAAGGTAAAGCAGACATTCAATATCATCGCCTTTATAATTGTCCCTTACGAATATGTTCAGCATTTCCCATACCAACGATTTCGAGATAGACATGAAGAAACTGAACAGGTCATCTTTGAAAATGTACGCATCAGCAGTATAATTCTCACTGACCTCGACTATCATGTTATTCAGATAGTGCACGGCAGACAAGCATCCCTCACCTTTCCGGCAGTTCTTCGAGACGTTCCCTTGTTCCCGAAAACGTTCCTCTAAAATCGGCTCGATACGAAGAGCGATCCAGTGATGGACAACACGATCAATGAAAGCGGCGGCAAAAACCTCCCGATATACCGGGTAAGTCCGTATGAATACTTTTGAAAAGTCCGGTACATATTCACCGTAAATAATAGAATACCATAGCCGCACCAATGCAGACTGATAATCATTATAAAACTCAACACAATCCGTACTCGTTCTTTTCTGCCTGGCACAATCTTCGGATGCTTCGAAAATACTGCTAAGAAGTATGTCATAGATTATATTACCTGTTGCGGCGAGGGGACGAACCCGGTTCGCGTTCTGGCGGTTGTTCGTGTTGACGTTGCCGTTGTTGAAGTTCACGTTCCAACTGCTGGAAGCCGTTGCATCCGCTATCTTAGTCTTTCCCGGCTCATCACCGGGGGGATGCCCAATAAATAATTCTAATTGCTCACTCATAATCCCCTTGGCGATTATGACTCCGGCTTTGCGACTTGTTGCGATCCGTTAGCTTTTTGCCGTTGGAGATCTGCAACCGTTTTTTTGTACCAGCCGGTACTTTGCTTACCGATACTCTCTGCAAGCAGACAGATTTCGGCTGTTTGAGTCAGGCTGGTCAAATGTCGTTCTTCACACACTCTTAGCAGTAATTTCAATGCATCAAACTCACACAAAAACTTCATCAGATAATCTGCACGGTGCTCAAGGTTCATATCTGTATTTGCATAACGGATATATTCGCAACAATGAACGGCAAGCATCATCAACTCCGTACCAAATTCATACCGGAACGCCTTGGGGAATTGTTGCCGGGCATCAATGATAAGGTTCAGAAGCTTATACATCGAATTTGATATAGGAAGGTCTTGTGTAAGTGCCATGTTAATTTTTTAATATTTTAATGTATGTATTAGAGGGCGCAAAGTTAATAACTGTAAAGCAATTAACACAATTTTAGCTCAAAAAAGTGAAACCAAAAAGCCCCTACCGGGGCTTTTATTTAGTTAACCCTCTAAGGGATAAAGAATTAAAGGGATAAAGTGTTTATTGCGGCGAGGGGACGAACCCGGTACGCGCCCTGGAGGCTGACCGTGCTGACGCCGCCGTAGTAGAAGGTCACGGTCCAACTGCTGGAAGCGTCATATTCGGTACTAGACCAATACCAGTCGTTTGTAAATATATTTTGATTACCAAACATAGAAGTTATGAGCTCATTGATTTCGGTTTTATACTTGGCCATAAGCATAAGTTCACCCAATGCGGGCAGGTTCCACACGGTTGTATCTTCAATTCCGTCAGATTCAAGCGTACAGGCTTTATAGGCTCTGGCAACTTCGGCGGCAGGGGCACCGACAGTTCCCTGGGTGTCCTTGACGCCTGCAAGGGTTTCTATTATAACATCGGTATTTTCTTTGCCGTCGAAGGTATCATAGAGTCCTTGGTTACCACTGCCGTAGTTTTTCAGGCCGCGCAGGTCGGTACCGTAGCCACCCCATTTGAACGTTTTGTTGCCGCCTGCGTCAATGCAGTCGCTTTTGGCGATAATGAACTGGTGGCATTCGGCGCGAAGTCGGATGCCGATACGGATATACTTGGAGCGGTTATTCGCGCTCATGGAGTTCCATTCGGAAGCCGTGAAAAAGACTTGTTCACCGTCTTCAATTCGGAGCGTAGCCAAAGAAAGGTCAAGAAGCGTACCTGACCATTGCATATATTTGGCGATGTCGCTTGCGGGGGTGTTTTCATTCACGGTTGTAAAACCTATTGATTTTAAGGCTTCTATCTGGTCTTGTTTATTCAAGCGCAGAAGCATGGCGTTGGCGATATTTTTATCCATTTTATTGTATAATATTAAGTTAATACTATTCGGAAGCAACAGCTCTCACATGAAGAAGGGCTGAATTTTTGTTTTGATTCGTAATACGCCCGGTATTCAGTTCGAACGCCCAGGCGGAGTTAGTATCCCAAATTGTTGATGACCAGTAGTATTTATCAGTCATCAGCATACTGTCACTACTCCAAAAGGTACGCATCATCTCATTGATTTTATCGCAGTAGCGGTACATCAGAAGCATTTGGCCAGATGAAGGAAGGAACCAGTTGGATTCATCCTCGATACCGTCACTTTCCAAAGTGTAGGCACGGTATGCACGGGCGGCTTCGGCAGCTGGCGCACCGATCACACCACTATTATTTTGGTCTTTCAGAGTTGCGATAATGAGGTCAGTATCTTCCTCACCCGTGAAGCAGCCATACATGGCGCCCAGTCCTTTTTGATTCAGGCCATCTATGGCTTTGCCCTGACCGCCCCAGTAGAAGGTGGTAGTCATGTCGGCATTATAGCACTCCTGGGCGGAAATTACGAAGGAGTGTCCATGTGCCCGGATACGAAGACCGCGTTTGATAAACAACTGTTTGTTGGTAACCGTGAGGGAATCCCATTCCTCACGGGTGAAATACCATTTGGAGTTATCCGAGATGCGGTTACAGGCAAGATTCAAATCAAGCAGGCCGGCAGCCCACTTGATACGTTGTCCAAATTCAGATGCGCGGGAATTCTCGGTGACATCCGAGAAGCCCACGGCGTTCAGTGCTGCCACTTGTGCCTGTTTATTCAAGCGAAGCAGCGTTGCGCTTTGTTCATTCGTCATAGTTACTTGTTGATTAAATCATTAATATCCATATTGTCTTCAGCGAAGCGTTCGAGATATTCTTCGTAGGTTTCGCCGTTATAATATTCAAGGACTTCATTGATGTTGTCCAGCGTTACGTTATCGTAGTACGGTTCTCCGCCATAAGACTCATTATTGAACCAGTTGATCAGGTCGATGTAGGCATCTATGACGGTAAGGATGACAAGGCCGTCGATACCGGATTCAAGGGATTCGATTTCATCCGTTTCACGGATAACTGTCAGTTCATACGTGCCGTTGACTACCGGTTTATCCTGTCTGTTGCCGTCCTCATCCATTCCGGCAACTCCATATTCGAGAATGGCAAGAAGCTCGGAGCCGTCAGCCTTCAGTGTCATGTTCGAGATACGGAGCATGGAAAGTTTACGGGATGCCGTTTGTGAAGCGAGGACGTCACGGAGCATCTGAATGGCGTCAAGTTTAGGCGACGTTTCAAGACGCAGGCGTTGGACGTTCGGCATGGATTCTATTTGCAGGCCGGACGGGGCGGAAAGACCTGTATAGGTCAGTTCAGGAAGACCGACAAAACGGAGGCTTGTCATTGTTGCTGGAAGAGAGATGTCATTAATCGGAGAAGTCTCTGCAAGAGTGATGTTCTCCAGTTTGCTACCGGACGCATTGATATGGGCGATACGTGGGCATTTGTCGGTGACGAGCGTAGCGATTTGTGTGTTCCGGATATCGAGTGATACGAGGAAGGGCATTTCGCCGCAGTTCAGCGAGGTAAGCGGTGCGTAAGAACCGATGGATTGTTCTGTATGGGTGTCAGAGCCCAAGATAAGGGTTTCCACAAGTTGCATGGCGGAGAAGCTCACCGTACTTGACAGGGAGATTTCAGACAGGTCGAGCAGCTTCATGCGGTCAGCCTGATAGATATACAGCAAGGCGCCTTCCTCATGTGAGAAGTTGGTGAATACATATTCTTCGCCCGCTTCAAGGAAGCAGCTTTCGGAAAGGTTGCCGCTAGCGTCATTGCCGACACCGAAGTAACCGTTTTTAGCAGCGACAATCCGGATGGTGGCGTTTGATTTGGAAGATACGCGCCCGGAAATTACACCGCTGAAGAAATCACCGGTTTGGAAATAGCCGTCACGAATACGCCAACGTCTTTCGATGAAAGACGGAAGGGCGGTAAGTCCAAGACCTTGCAGGGCATAGAAGTAAATAGCATCAGAGGTGGCGGTATAGGAGATGTATTTCCGTTCACCGTCGTAAGAACTAACCAGTTTCTGCCATTTTTTGAGCCGTTTGTCAATGAAGAAATGCGTAGCTCCTTCGGGTGAGAACGGGTGCAGGGTGACGCCGTCAATGGTCGCCTGAACGTTACGCATGGCGGCGGCAACGGTACGCAGGGAGAGTTCCGTACCGGATGAGTCAGTCCACACTACTTGCTGGAGATAGATGTTATTAAACAGAACGGAGCCGTAGCCAGCATAAGGGTTAGTGAATGTTTCATCGCTCGTCCGGTTGGGGTCCACCTCGGCGTCAACCGTGCAACCACCGTCGTTGTCCTTGCTATTGAGCGTATCACAGTCATAGATTTTATTCAGGTACATGCGCATGGCATCCTCGGAGCTGTACACACCGTCTGTTACGGAAGCATACTCTTCCAAGAACCACATCGGCTGCATATTCTTGGCACGCTGATCCGTGGCGGCAAGGTAGTCGGTGAAGATGTCATAACTCAAGACACTTTCCGGACAGGCGTATTTATACAGGTTTTCCTTCCATGTTCTTTGCCAGTTCCCGCCTTTGGAGTAATCGCAGGAATCACAGAAGCGCAACCATCGGTAGAGGTTATACGGCACTTTCTTACCCAAAGCGTAATCAATGGCGAGCTGGTCATCATCGACAAGCGATTCAAAGTAGTAAGTCCATGCCGGGAAGGTATCAGCAGAGATAGTTCCGTTATCCACGAGTTTTTGAACCCATGAGGACTTGTCCGTTTTCATGGCCATCATATCCTGAACAGAACCGACGCCCTGAAACCAGTCCATACCTTGGTAGTTAAGAAGTTCGAAGCCTTCAACCGGATTCAGGATGTCACCGGTGACATTCCATTTGCCGTTTTCATACTTCATGGAACCGGACTGCTTTTTCCAGACACCATCCTGGTACCTCATTATCCGGTATGAGCTGCCACAATACAGGGAAAGCAGGTACACACTGTCCGTATCGAGGCCGTCAGTCTGTTTGAAGCGTATCTCAATTGCGTCTAAAGTTTCGTCAGGAGTACCGAAGAACTCTATGAAGTCACCATAATTCAGGCAACCTTTGTTATAGCCGGGGGTATCTTTGAAGCCGAGGGCAAACTGTTCCCCTTTGTCTTCTTTCCAGTTGCCTTTGGCATGGAAATAGACGTTTTGCAGGCTGTCATCCTTACACCGATAGGTGGCTACCGGGTGATTGGCGGTAGAGTGGTTCATCTGCAAATCTTCGATATGCAAGTCACCGCTGTCAAATGTTCCGTCAAATGCACGTTGGACAGGTGTCATATAGTTACCACCCAAGGCACGGTATGTAACGTTCATCATTTCACAGGCGCCGCAGTCGTTCGCATTGCCGGAATCGGAGTAATCGACTTTTACGGTAATGACATCGACCGGGATTGTATTATCACCGACCTGTACTTTGTTGATGGCAGCCAAGGCTATTGCACGGCGTCCTTCCTCCGTCGTATCGTCCGGATTAAGTAATATGATTCGAGTGTCCTTGTTTTTGCCTTTGCTCTTGGCGAGGTAGTAGCGTTTATTCTTTACCGGGCGTTTGGCAGAGGTGGTTCCCTGGTTGCGGGTTTGGACACTCACGGCCTTGAAGTTACGCCACGGACGTTCGGGGTCAAAGTAATAGAGCGTGATGTATATCTTCGTACTGGTGGAAGTGGTGCCGTCCAGTGCTTCTATATCGGAGCCTTCATAGGGGCATTCGACAATGTAAGGCATACCGCGTGAATAGATTTCGGCAGCCGACGGGCGGCTTTGGGTACTACCCTCGGCTGTCTGGCTTTTAAGGATGTCCTCAAAGGCGTATTCCTTCACCATTACCTCTGTATCGGTCAGACGGACAAGGTAGTTCTTGAACGCCTGTGCCCATTCCATATAGGAGTTCCAGGCCATCATGTAATAAAGATACAAATCACCCAGTTTGCCATCCATCGTTATATACTTGGTCTGAATCAGGGAGCCGCCGCCCGGAACATAACCAAGGCAGGCGACTTCCTCACCGCTGAGGAAGAGTTTCATCATGGAATACCGTGTGCCGTCACGTTCAACGTAGTTGCTTGCAGGTTCAACAACCACGGCTACGGTTATCTTTTCACCCTGTCGATAGGCGCGTTCTTCACGACGGGAAACGCCATTGTTACAGAAGATGCCGACCACCCGGCCGGTGACATAGAAGCCGGCACCGGACGTTTCGTCATAGCAGCTAAGGAGCAGGGCATCATCATCGGTCACGTTCTTGGAAGCGAAAGCGAACTGGATGGCGGCACCGTTGGATTCGATGGACGAGCCGGCAAACGGGGCATGGTTTAATGACACGCCCACATTCTCGGCTACGCGAAGGCAGTTCTCACCCAAGAATGTGCCAAAACCGTTGGTAGTCCAGTTGGCACCGTCCACTTTCATTTCATAATTACCGCTGACAATGCTATGGTCAGTTTCCTGATTGGTACGGGATGAGAAGTCAAAGTTATAGATGGCGCCTTCTTTTATGGCGGCGTCAATGGCGGAACCGCTAACTGTCACCCGGACAGGTTCGCTAGTCACGTCCTTGCATACGGCAGTATAGTTGACCGTATCGGTGCCGTCAGCCTTGTAGCCCTGCAGTTGTTGTTTGACCTGATAGGTTTTGTTACGACTGGCAGCAATTTGTGTTACCTGCACGTTATTGGCTTTCACGCTGACGGGTGAAGTCATTTCCAACGGGTCATAACAGGCAACATCAAGTTCTACGGTTTCGTACAGTCGGACTACTCCACCGTTTTTATCATCGTATCTCAAGGCGACAAGAGGTGTGGAACTATTCGGGTCAATTACCATGACAGCCGTGTAGATGACATTTCCTTTCACTCCGGATGCGACATCCGTTCCTTGGATGCGCAAGGGATAGGTACCGTGTTCTAGGCCGAGGGAAGCAGGGCGGATTACAACGGAGTGCGAGTAGTTGTCATTTACAACGGTGGTAGACAGGGATTGCCATTCACCATTAATCTTGATGTCAACCTGGGCACTGATACCTTTATCAGAGGTGTTGTTTCCGAACTTATAGAGTGGAAGGCTGAAACTTTCAGTTGTCGGAGTAAGCAGAGTTTCAGGGGTATAGTTGAGCACCTGCACACAGGTACAGGTAATATCAACAGCTGTTACATTGACATTCTTGGAACCGGTGTTGCCGCTTTCGTCAGTGGCTATCAGCTTGAATTTCCGAGTACCGGCAGCCGTAAAGTATGTGGTGAAGTCCAGTTCAAAGGAGAAGTCCTTCATGTCACCGGAAGATGCTTTGTTGACGGTTTCAGTCCAGACGGTAAGCCCGCTTTCACGGTCTACGAGTTCCAATTTCTCAATCAGGTTGTCAGAGGATTCGACACCGTTCGAGGTCACAGAACGAATGGCAGCAAAGGTTCGTAACGTGGAGCCGTAAGAGCCATAGACAGGTGTCGACTGGAAAGCAATGGCAACAATGGTACCACCAGTCTGACCGCCGCCACCCGTGCCGATAGCGAACTGCACTTCATCGCCAAGGGTTTCACCGGCAGCGTTCTTCATCTGAAGTTTTACAATACCTTCTGTTTCCACGTTTACGTCGAGGTTGGCCGGAACATAGGCATAGGCGCCACCAGTTGAAAAGGCGTCCTTTCCCCCTTCCGCCGGTTCATCGGAAGTTTCAAAAACGGAACCGCCACCACCATTCCCGAAGGGTTTCCAAAGAGAAGGGGTCGCAAAATCGGACACAGCACCCTGGAACTGCCGGGTTTCCATTTCATACTCGCCTGTTTTGTAAGTAATGATGAGACCCGTTCGCTCATATTTGACGCCAGATTCCTGTTGATAGGAGACAATGGCGGCAATAGCGGTTTCAAGGGTATAGTAGCCGTCTTTCAATGGGCGGATCTCATCAACAATGACGATGGGGTGTGTTACATCGTCAGCGGGCGTGCCGCTCTTCATATCCTCAAGGGCTTGCTTATCCTCGGCGGACAAAAGGCCGGCTTGTTCAAGGGTAGCAGAAGGCAGACGGAAGCTGTCATCCGTTTCTTTACCGGTTGTTTTGGACACTTTCTTAAAATACACATTGAGATAGGAAGCGTCAGACAGGACGGAGAAAGAACCCGGTTTGATTATATCGGAAGGGATATTTTTCATTGTATCTTCCAAAGACTTTCCACGGTTGCCGGGGAAAGCTTCTTCTTCACCTTCCCCAAGAGACAACGGTTCAGGCAGACATTCAGAAGGAACTTTACTTTCTTCGTTCAAAGGAGCGATACCGTTCGCTTTTCCTATCCTTTCCTCAAAGTCATTTATTACAGAGGTCCATTTGCCCCATGTAACACTCTCATTGGAAACAATACCTATTCGTGAGATTGTACAAACTGTACCTAAATATACACCTTCGGCATTGTCTGACATGGTAGCCAGTTGTATACACGAAGTGAATGATTGACAAACCTTATTAAGCTCCAACCGTTCAATTTGTATATTTACAGGAATCTTAGACGAATCAACAGACAAAATACACCGATAATTCCCAATAGAAGAATCCCCGGAATACATTGTTTTTAATTTATCTTTAAAGCTACCAATAGTAGTAAAAGAGCCAATACTTTTAAATGGGTCAGTCAAAGGATTGGATTTATCAGACACTCCTGTTATACGTTTCAATAACTCGGCGTCTCCATCCGATAAATCTTTTGCAATCTTATTGACATTCTCCACTAATGCATCAAAATCACCATTCACCATTTTAGCAATGGTACTTGAAAGTAAATCAATAGATATTTTCCGACCGCCACTAACTTCAACGTACATATCTTTGGATAGCTCTGTTGTATCAGTCAGTTGCTCTATTGTAAGACTGTTTGTCTTCAACGCTTGTAACACAAGGCTAATAATCTGTTGTTTTTCTGTTTCTGTCATAATTCTCTTTTTTAATCATTTTCATATACCCATACAAGCTCAATGGTCATACCAAGATTATCTATGTCGCAATCATAGACATTATCAAGATAAAGTTGGAACTCCTTCAGAGCACCAATATCTCCACCGTTAATACCTTTCAAGACACATACACCATCCCTACTGATTACACTCCCTTCAATGAGGTTAGTATACGAATCTCCTTTATATAGTACAGCACGCAAATTTATCGAACCGTTGTCCAAATCGTTCTTTAGTCTATCCAGTCCATTAACTGTAAGTTTACCGTAACCTCTTCTACCAATATACTTGTTATCTATGTCAGTCGTCTTGATTGCAATCAAATCCCAATATGAATTTTTATCAACACCTGGGTGATGAATACTGTTGACAGTAACCATAGTATCACTATTAATAGAAACTCCAGTATTAGGAATAGCCTTAGTCATATTGATATATGCTCCGACCTCTGCAACCCCACTTTCTGAACCATACTTGATACTACGCATTCCTTCATCATCTGCTATCCTATAAGCACCGCTTTGTACACACCTCATAGCAAGCTGGTTATTCCATTCCAAAACTGGATTCATCGTTCTTACCTTCTGTAACATTTGATTGAACACAAAACTCTTCAATCCCTCTATTTGCTGGTTAAGTTCCGGAACATTACTTTCCTTTCTGGTATATCGAACACCATCAAAGTAGACGTAATTACAGCATAAGACACGATTCAATAATTCAGCAAACCACACAGGGCATCCCATCCCATTTCCAAGCGTGAATAATACTGTTGTATATTCGTGGCTGAATAGCTCAACAATATCCTCATCAGAGGTCACGAACTGCTCATTATCCACACCGAACGTCCATCCGTTATCTTTGAAACCACCAGGAACGCGAAAATCAAAAAAGTATTGCATCCCATCTATCCACCAGACAGCATCAAGACGCTGCTTATTATCTTTCATTGAATACTGAATAAGGCTGGTTTCTGATAACTCACACTCATCATCCGTAACTTTAAAAATCTCACTCGTATTCCCATTAACTGTTACAGTATAATATCCACATGGAAGCAATGAAATGTTATAGAAATAGAGAATCTTATCATCATTCATCTTCCATGAGCTTAATGATACAAGTGTAGATATATTACTTAAAAGATTATTAATGTAAACAATAGGCTCCTGCTCTTTGGGTGTCAAAATCAATTCAACAAAAATCCTGTCTGTACGTGCGAATAACTGCACATATTTACTTTTCGCTCCAAATTTATCGGTAGACGGAGAAAAAAACAGTGGGGTAAACGGACTTATAATCATATTCTAGGCTTTTGTTATTGAACGGACAAATAAATCATACTTCACTCCCTCGTTTCTCTCAACTGTACTACTCACCTCTTTGATGTAACCTTCGTAAACAAGGCCACCTTTTTGAATCTTAATCGTTCCATCATCTGTTTGTGGAATATCCTCATCAAAGGTTGTAAATGAAACATCTCCACAAGTGACCAAATGCTCTTCAAGTATAAAGTCATCAGTTAATTTCACATCATTGACTATAACATTGCTATTCCCATCCGAAGAAGCATAATGAAGAGAATCAGCGAACATGCCAATATACTTAGCATTAGCTTTCAACATAGCTTTCTGCCAATACATAACATTAAACATTGCATCAGGATTTAGAACACCTGCAATCTTCCAATCCGCATTCCTTTCTAGTACATATTCCGCTTTCCCAATAACCTTATTATAAGCGAGCATTGCGCCAACGATAAACACATCATTATCACTTTCGTTATCAGTAGAACTACTTCCCCTTTTCTGTGACACGATTTCCAAGCCATAAGCATCTGCACGATAAGGGCTCACTAACTCTAGTGTATTATCTGTTACTTGCAATCCAGTAGTATATTCAGCAGTAAATCGAAATTCATCACGACCATTCAAGCATTCATAATCAACTTTATCATAACCAACTTTAACTCGTGCATATATCCTAGAACTGTCTACTTTAAATTGAAAATCTGAAATGTTTCTTGATATATTCTTATTACCATTAAAAGTAAATAAGCTGTCACGATGGACAAACTTTACAATATCCCCCTCAATCTTCTGAACAAAGCCAAAACAGGCTTCCATCCAGTCTACAAACTTCGTATATGAGGTATATAATTTAGCAGACAATATCCCACGAATACTTTCGGCAGCCAAAATAAGGCAATTGTCCAACCGATTGTCTACACCGGAAGCTATCTCGCCTTTTATACCCCCTTTACCACCATTCATACTTTTGAGCAAACTATTCAGAACAGTAATAGGTTTTACCACATCTATATTGATAGGTGATGCTATTGAAGTCCATTTAATCTGTAGTGAATATTTAGAAAAATACACCTTTCCAGGTCCGTTAACATTCATATTACCTATCGGATCATGTATGACAAATTGAAGACATTCACCATCTTGAAGATCTATTGCATAAACATCCCGATATTGTTCGGGTCTATAAGTGTCTTTTTCTGTTGTATGTGTATTTCCTGAATAATCGGTATTTATCCAACTCGCAATAGTGCTTGTGGTACCGTTCCCATCAACTTTAGCAAGTGTCAACATTACATCTCCTCTGCCTAAATAAAAGTTGAATTCGGGGGTTATATATACCTTGACTGGTTTATGCGCCCTTAAAAAAGCAGGTACAGAAGTATCTAAAGTCACAGAATTTATTTCTACAGGACTATCTGATTCTGGTAAGTCTTTTTCTACGACTTCCAATGGAAGAGACTGGAATATAGTTTTTCCTGTTATATCTCTTGAGAAATCAACATATTGCCCTCCATCTTCTAAAGAGTATCCACCACATATATAGTTCGCGTAGTAATTAAACGGTAGTCTATCATAATAAAGCTGATATACATCTTTTATCTCATCTACCGAATATTCGTACTGCGTTCCTTTGTTAGCCTTTATGATATTAGCGACACTATCATCTATCGAATTAATAGAAACAGTATTTCCATCATAGGTCAATGAACCGAAATCCAGTCGGCAACTGAAGAATTCTTCATAAGTATGAGAATTAGTTATAGTATAAACAGTGATACTAGCATTAGAAGCTAGGTATTTGCTCAAATACTCCTCCAATATGAGATCATAGGCTTCTCCCACAAACTGGAATTTTGAAGTAAAGGTTCTAGTTATTCCTTCAAGTCCGGAGCGTTTACGGGAAAACTTTATTTCATCCCAATTCTGAATACAAGATTTGGGAATATCATAGGAAATACTATCAACGGTAAGTACATATTTACAAAGCATTTTAACTCCTTTTGAACGTTCACGAGCAAATATATAGAAAAAGCCAACCGGTTTTCCGATTGGCTAAATTCTTGAAAATCACGCATTACAAAACACAGATGTAAGCATCAGATTTTAAGCATATTACGAAATTATCTAGTAAAAATAGAATTTATAAGGTAACCGGAATCAACTTAAAAACTATGTATCAATATAGTCTTTATATAAGATTTTATTCACTTTCAACTTATAAACGTTATTAGGATCATAATCCATCTTAAAATACTGAACTCCTTCTCCTAAAATTTGCATTATATTCTTTACATTACTTTCAACGCATCTATAACCGAAATAAATCGCTTCAATCATAGAGTTCTTATCAAGAGGAATTTGAAGATGATCATCTTTACAGCTTGGGTCATAACTAATTAATCTTATTTCATTTTCATATTTCCATTCTGTAGATTTCCATATAAACAAACTATTTGTATCTTTCTTTTTAGTTAAAATATCACATTTCTCATTTTTAGAGAGATAATGCACCCTCTTTAAATATTTATGAGAATAACCATTACCCTGAGCCTGTTTTATAAATACCGTTGAAAGTTTATATCTAATACAAAAACCTTTATGAGCATCAGCATAATGAGACCACATGACCACCTTTCTTATTAGGTTATTATCTAAACTTAATTTTTTATTTCCGACAAAACTTCTAATTTTAAAATATTGAAAAGAGTCACTGAAAGGCTTTATATGAGCATTATTTTTACAAATTCTATTCAAATTACTTTCACTTGACCACAAAAGAAATAGACTATCAAAGGGGTCATTCATTTTAGAAGGATGACACACTGTTATAGTATTTGATATTAAATCAGACAAAGAATAAATACTCACACTTCTAAATGAATAAACAATTCCTGACTTTACACCGTCAAAATCAGACTTTAATTGGATAGAATAATACTGTGACTTTATGTAAAATTCAGTCGCTTTATCTTGTTCACCTAGGATTGCATATATTTCTCCTGCAGCTCTATAAACATATGCTTGCAAAGAAGGGAAAAAAGTTCCCAACTCACACTTTAAATCATTTTCATCATACGCTTCAATCATATGAATAGAAGTATTAATTTCTATCATTGCGTTAGATAAATCTTGCTTATCCAAATACACACGTGCTTTCAAATAATGTGCCTGATAACAATCTATATCATCCAACCTAGAAAAATACTCTTCTTGCGTTATTTTAGAACCATAAAATTCATTAGCAAGTACCTCCAATTCATTTGTGGTTATTATTTTTTCATCCATTATAGTTTATAAAAAAATTATTCAAAATTAAATATTCAAACATAATATATTTTCGTGATATTATAAAGTTAATTCTCTAATAAGTCACACTATTAATATTTGAATTCTTGAAGTAGCATTTTCCGACCAGAAGAAATACGACTTCTTACAGTTCCAACAGGAATGTTCAGGATTTCACTTATCTCATCATATGAATACCCACTAGCATAATACATCACACTATCAATACAACGGGATTTTTTAGCACACCGTTGTATTGTGGAAACCAAATCATCAAACAGTATTGAATGAGCTGTACAGTTAGAAATGGCACTTCCGTCTACCATATCAAGCCCTGTAAAATGTATAAGGGAATTTCTATTGTATCTTATTATATAAGTATTCCTCATTATAATAAGGCACCACGGTTGAAGTGGTTTAGAACAATCAAATTTATCACGATTCACAAGTAGCTTATAAACTGTATCACCGGCTAAGTCTTCAGCATCTTGCATGGAACAGCAGAATTTTCTTGCCACCTTTAATATCCAAGGATATATTTCTGATAATTCCTTTTCAAAGTCCATTGTCAGCCCTCCTTATTAGGTGTATCTTCGGTTCGCCATTAATGCACCTTTCCACATATTTCCGGTGCATGATACTTTGTTCGTGCATTTCCTTAGCAGAACGCTCGATTGAACTAATAAGAGTGCCTATATCGGGGGGCAATAAGGCAATCATTTTTTTTACCTCGGACACTTCTGCTGTTATCCGATTACACTTCGTCTCTAATGTACGTAATTCTGACAATAAAACATTGTATAAATGCCTATTTATACAATGGATGCTGTTTTTTCTATTCATAAAAAAGTCGTTTGTGATTCTAAAGGAGATGTACAAACGACTGTATGAAATAATTCGCTTTAATTAAAAATTAATCGAATTACAGCATATATGTAATACCAATATTATCATGTGCTTCTTTTTCTGATCGATATTTCAACATCAGCTTGATGAACGATATTCGCATAGACAGCAGCATTAATTACGCGGGAATCAATACTCATTTTAAAGAATGTCATTAGAAAAGCAATCTCTGCATCAAAAGAAGAACGAATTTGTTCAGGAGTAGCCTTACTTCCTTTATGTTCCTCACTGCGTCTCTCCTCATTCCGTTTTTGCTCAAAAATTGCAGAATGAAGTAAATAATCAAGCTTCGATATAACTTGCTCATCACTCATATCCCGGATATCTACATTTAGTTGGCCCAACACCTGACGAACATCATCATAAAAGCCAAGAGAAACAAGAGTCTGACATATACGAAGGCTCAATAGTTTGGCACGTTCCTTCACCATATCCTCTTTGTCCATAATCATAGCCTGCATACCTGAAGGATTAACAATGCTTCTGTATTCGATAATTAATTTAGATGCCATCTCTTTAAGCATGCTTTCAGACACAGATCCGCGACCCGAAAGCAAACAAGCATAGTTTCCACATGAAAGCTCAATGAAATCATTCAATGTTATCTGATTTAATCTTTCAATCATAGCTATTTCAGTTTAGACAACTTATACAGTTCAAAATCACGGTTAGACGCATCCTGACGCTGCATTTTAAGACTCTTCATCAAAAGGAGATTTGTTCTATCAACTCTTTTTTCTAATCGGGAATAATCATTGAAAACAATGGTGTCACCGGAAGAAGATGCAAAATATGTCGGTGAAAATGTAGGAAAGTCCCAATCCGGCATATCAAAATTAGAGATATCTACCTTATCAACATCAGGAAAGACTTGTGCACCTTTAGGAATATCAACTAAAGTTGGAGCATCAGGAGTAATCCATGCTTTTCCAGAATACATGATAACCTCATGTTTACCAGCATCACCAACTAAAGCGGTACCGCCAGGATGCCTATCATTACCTTTAGTACCGTCTGCATAGGAAGGAATAGGAGTTGCAAGAATAGTTGCAACCTGAATTGCTCCCATGGCACCAATAACAATAGATAAAGGAATATTCGGTAAAGCTTCAGTTATTGCCAGTGCAGTGGCTATTCCAGCTTGAGCGACACTAGTCGCCTTTTCCCAAATGGCTTGTTTACGTGCCATTTCTTGTTTTTGTTTTTCTAGTTCAGCATTTTTTGCTTCTGTCAAAGATTTTGCAGCACGTTTACGCGCTTCTGCTTCTTCTTCGGAAATAGCACCTGACTCTGCCAGTTTATCAACCCGTTCAACATCTTTATCATATTTTTCATCATTAGCATCCTGCTCTTCCTCTATCTTATCAATTTGAGCATCATAAAGTGTAGAAACAAGATTTCCAATAGTCCCTACAGCTTGTGATGCAGTTTGCAACCATTTTTTGAGATTCTTTTGGCGTTCTTTTAACGCTTTATCTTCAGCTTTAGTAATATTTTGAATAGCACTTATCTGTAATTCTGCCTCCTTTTTAGCGAGAGCAGCCTTCAAAACATACAACTGAGTAACAATCTTAGTACGTTCTTCAGCAGTAATATTCTCAACGGTTAATTCCAGTTCCAAAGCTTCAATCGCTGCTTCAGTAGTCTTATGTGCATATTCAAGTTGTAAATTGTATTCCTCTATCGCATATTGCTCTTCTGTTATTAGCTTGGATGCTAACTTCTTTTTAAGAGCAAGCATATCCATTACATACGCAGCGTCACGTATCTCTTGCTCATGGGCTGCATTTTCCGCAATCAATGCTACCTGATCAGAAGCATACTTTCCGTAAATCTCTTGTTTTTTCCTAGCATATTTTTCATCTATCAATATTACATCTTCACCTGTTTTCTCTGCTGCATCAATTTCTGCTTCACGTTGCAATTCTAACTGGTGCAATTTCAAATCAAGTTCTTCCTGGGACCCCTTTTTTACAACAGCAAGAGCGTTCTCAACATCCTTCTTCTCACGATCAGAATTATACTTAATAGTAAACTCATCTAGCCTTTCCTGCATTTCCTTAGCTAAATTCTGACGTGTAGCAATTTCCTCTTTGCTATTACCCTTGACGGCAGCAATCTTCTTCGAGTAAGCAACACCAATTTTAGCAAGTTCTTTCTCCAGTCCCTCATCCATAAGAGCTAGTTCTGACTCCTGATAAGTTTCATGAATTTTCAGCTTCTCTTTGAGAGCTTTTTCCTGTTCACGTTTTTCTTTATCAGTAAGGACTGTTATACCTGAACCATTTTTGTCGTTACCCTTTGGACGGAACTTTTCTGCAATCACATCAAGTCCACGATTAAACTCATCGCTAGATGCTATTTTGAATAAGTTTTTAGAAAATTCCAACTGAGCCTTATCCGCTTTTTCTGCTTCCGACGTGTAATAGCCAAACATTTTAGCAGCACCATTCTTTATCCAAGACATATCTTCAAACTCTGATGTTGCATATTGAGCACGAGTTTTCATCCGTTTTAAAGCTTCTCTCTCTTGGGCCGTTACTTCAATACGTTTATTTTTCATTTGAATAACAGCTTTTGTGTATGCTTGTTCCTCTGTATCACCAGCATCAATAAGCCTCTTATATTCTGCCTGAAAATCTTTTTCTACTTCCAATAACTTTTTGTTCGCATCTTTTTTTGCAAGTGTTCTAAAATTATAATCTATCTTTTCTATTTTTTCTTCAGGAGATTTCAAATCATTGGCGATACCTCTTATTTTATCAGCCATCCAATTAAGAAACTCCTTAGCAGGTCCCGTTGACTCGGAGAAAGAAAGCATAAACGCTTCCCATGCTGAAGATAAGTTAGCAAGAGCTCCATGAACATTATCTCCCATCGTGTGAGCCATATCGCCCAATTCACGTTCTACACCAGTAATCTGTTCTCTAAGTGGTAATATTTTATCAACAGCGGTGAGAAAGGCATTAAAAGCGGCAACACTACGCTTATCAGTTAATTCAAGAGTAGTATTCAAGTCTACCCCTTTTTCTTTTAGCGATTTCAATCCTTCAACTAACTCAGGCAATGTTTTAACGGGCTTACCTAACGCCTTTGCCAGCTTTCCATTACTATCAGCTAAATTTAGAAAAACATTACGGGTAGCAGTAGCAGCCATTGAAGCATCAAAGCCGGCATCCGATAATTTACCCAACAAAGCCAAAGTATCTTCAATACTGAAATTAAAGGCTTTTGCAACCGGTCCAACAATTGGTAATGCAGTAGCGAGATATGAAAACGACAATGCGCTTTTGGTTGTTGCGACAGCCATCGCAGACACATATCTTTCAGTTTCTCTTGTATCAGCATTAAACATACGAAGAGAAGCACCTGCCAATGAAGCCGCATCTGCTAATTCTGCCCCGGTAGCTTGTGCAAATTTTAGAACGTGCTCTGTTGCATCTAATATTTCTTTTCGAGTAAAACCTAGTTTAGCAAGTTCTATTTGCAAATCCGTAGCTTCGGATGCAGTGTATTTCGTTGTAGCACCCAAACGTTGAGCATCCGCAGTTAACTCCTTCACTTTATCAGAAGTGGTTCCTAATATTGCAGCAAGCCTACTATTAGCTAATTCAAATTTAACAATATCACCTACTCCTTCACGCAGTTTTGTAAATAAAGCAACAACTCCACTAACAACAGCTTGTGCACCAATATATCCAGCAGCCCACCCTTTCAATCCTGCACCAACTTTGTTTAGCCCAGGAGCCATCTCCGTTTTAAGCATCATTCCAGCATTCCGGGCAATAATTCCCATGTTCTGCATGGACTTATTACCGTTCTGTATTTCAATCCATGCCGCCTTTACTTCTTCCCGATATGCACCAATGGTCATTTTCTGTTGACTATATCGATCGGAATTTCGCTTTATGTAATCAGTGTTGATTCCAATAGTAGAATTAAGACGGGCAAGTGTACGAATATAGTTTTCATCCGTATCTTTCAAAACATCAACAGCCTTTTGCAGCTGCTTATTCATTTCCTTTGCTTGTGAACGGCTATGTACTTCCTGATTAGTCAAGGTAATAGCAGTTCTGATAAGTTTTAAACGTTCTTCTTCAGATAAAACAGCTTTCTTACGAGTAGTATTACCGGCATTCTGCGCTTTTGTCAAGTTAGCTTCCGCTTTAGCAGCCTTTTCCAAGGACGCAGCATTATCCGAGTTTGCCTTGGTTAGTTTCTTCAATTCAGCAGCAGATAATTTCTCTACATTTAGCTTTTCCTCTATCTTCTTACTGACAGTTTGAGTTATTTCAGACTGTTTTCTAAGAGCCTCGGTTAATTCAGCAGATGCAGAACCAGCCGTTTTTGCTTGAGTATTATAAAGATTACTCAACTTTTCAAGATCAGCAACGCCTTCTACATTTAGTTTCAAACCTTTTGCTAATTCTTTGGCCGCATTAACATAATCAGCCCTCACACGCTCAATAGTATTATCAAGCTCCACCAATTTCTGCAAATCGTTCTCATCAACGAAATCTTTTAATTTTAAATCTGCCATAATTACAGGTAATGTCTATATTCAACAATCTTTCCTTTTATCTCAACTCCTAGTTTATCAAAAGCATAGGTACCATCTTCTTTCTGATAAACGACATACATGCAACCATCCAAGACAGCTGCTTTCTTTGCAAGATCACTGATACGTTCCAGTTCACTCTGCATCTTTTTTATTTCGCAACTACAAGCCATTTTCTACCGATATCCACATTCTGAAAAGAAACGTTCCATCCAGGGACGGAGATACATAATATTAAAGTACTCTTTAGCTGTATCACCAATGCCTAAAATCTGCTCACCGTATTTCTTCTCAATAGAACTACCGTCCGTAAATCCTTTCGTTGAGAATCGAAGCCCGGAATCAATTCTATCGGCAGTTATGCTATCATAGAAAGTACCAGTAATAAAGAGGTTAGGTACCTCAACCGGACGCGGTGGCAAATAAAGCATCTCACTTCTAAGAGGTGGAGTTATCCTCTCCTTCCATCGTTTATATTGTTCCGCACGGTTCTGCCAGGGACCGGGCTCGTTAAAATAGGTGTCAGTATCATAATCAGGATTCAATAGATGTTCAGTACCGTCCAGACCGGAATATAATTGCTCCTGAATGCAATCAACGAGCACATTCTTATGTTCTTCCATACACCTAATACATTCCTCTTCAAACCCGGATGCAATGGAATGAATAACTCTATGTAATTCATCAAAATCTGCCATACAGTAAAAATATAACGGGCCGGGCTGTAATCACACCCCAGCCCGTCGGTTACTTAGTTATCGCATCGTACACTTCCGAGAGCTTCTTCTTGCGGTCAGCTTCCTTCAGTTCCTGCCACACGACTTTAATGTGCGCATTAATAAACTCTTCCTTCGTCATGCCCTTCACAGCAACCTCGACGAACGTAACATTATCTACCTTCATGACACCTGCTCGATACCTCTGATTCCTTTTTCATACAATACAGAAGGAGCTTTCAACGAAGGAACCGCCCCGGCTTTAGGAACAATGGTAATGATACCATCCGAATATGTAGCAGAAGTTACGTTATTCATAACTTCAGCAGCACCATCAGCAATAAGACTGCCAAATTCTTCTGTACGGTCATAACCACCAACAACTTCAACTATTTTGTAAGTATTTTCGGCCTCCAACTTTTGAAACACAACATCAACCAAGCCTTTAACGAAATTCTTGGGATTGAAGTCTAACTGCACGTAGTCAAAGTGCAATTGGCTGTCTTCCACATCTTCATGTGAAAAACTAACAGTCATCGCAGACTTAGCACTACTGGTCGGGTACTGTGTCACGGTCGGGTAAACAGTAGACATCGGAATACCGGCAAGGATATCAGTGTCATCATTATAACCGATCAACATATTATCCTGATTCCAAAAGTAAACGTCCCATCCTTTATTGGCACATTTCAGAAGCTGGGCATTCAAAACCTCATCAAATTTCTTCAAAGTGAAGGTGTCTGTTTGAGCGCTAAGCCCGTTGTATTCACTTGCACCGTACCCTACAGGATTAACTTGAGGCTCTCCACCATTCTTGGCATACTCCAGGAATGGCAAAATAGGGTAAATACGCCCGGGACGGTCTGCATGGCACAATTCGAGCAACTTCTCACCTGTTATATCAGCAGGGAGTTTGACAATCGGGTAAGTCAAGGGCATTGCTGCCCCCTTCTCCCCTAAGAACCGTACATGAGAGTTTCCCCTCATACGGCTCAAGC